ACAAATTGACAACTCTTGACGGTAAGCTAACAGACAAAATCAAACTTGCAGAGAGTGCCTATAGAGAAAAGGTTGCAAAACTCGACTCTGACATGCAGGTAGCTGATGAATATATCAACAAAGAAAAAGTTGATACTTCCGCAGATGAAGAAGAGGTAAAAACTGCGGAAGAAATGAAAAAGCACCTTAACGAATTTTACAGGATGAAGAGGCTGCAGGCAGAATGCGAAAAACTTGCAGACGAGTCTAATGGTTATACAGAAAAAATAGAGCTTGCAAGAGAACTCCCTGGCAAGATTCTTGAAACCGCGACAATCCCTGTAGAAGGTCTAACTGTGGAGGATGGAGTACCTCTAATCAATGGATTACCTATTTCGAACTTGTCTGAAGGCGAGAAACTTAACTTATGTGTAGACGTCGCTTTGAGCAAACCAAACAATCTACAAATAATCTTGATTGATGGAGCTGAAAAGCTATCAGACGAAAATAGAGCGAAGCTGTACGAAAAATGCAAGGCTAGCGGACTACAGTTCATTGCAACCAGAACGACTAACGGCGAAGACATGGAGGTTAATTATCTATGATTTTAACAGCAGAAAATTACTTCAGCCAAGATGCGCAAATGCAGTACTTCGGAGTTTCGCAATTTAAGTCTTTTGAAAAATGCGAAAACTGTGCACTTGCAGAGCTTACAGGAAATTACGAGAGGGCGAAAACAACCGCCCTACTCATCGGCTCGTATGTAGATGCTCACTTTGAAGGTACGCTCGATATCTTCAAAGCACAACACCCCGAGTTACTAAAGAGGGATGGAACACTTAAGTCTGACTATGTAAGGGCCGAGGAGATTATTAACCGAATCGAAAGCGACCCGCTCATGATGAAGTACCTAGAGGGTGACAAGCAAGTCATTAAGACAGCGAGTCTGTTCGGATACGATTGGAAAATCAAGATGGACGCATATGTTCCAGATGAGCGAATTGTCGACCTCAAAATCGTTAAAGACTTCGAGCCTATATATGACCCTCGGCTCGGAATGAAAGTGCCCTGGATTCAGTTCTGGGGATACGACCTACAGGGAGCAATCTATCAGAGAGTTGAGCAGATTGCGACAGGGCGAACCGAACCGCTACCGTTCTATATCGTAGCGGCAACGAAAGAGCCTACACCAGATATCGCAGTAATTCACATACCACAGCACATGTTAGATGCAGCACTTAAAGCTCATGGAGTCGACGCGAAAATAGACCGATACGCATTAATTAAGTACGGCGATATTGAGCCAGACAGATGCGAGAGCTGTGATTATTGTAAGGCGACAAAAGTGTTAACGGCACCTACAGAGTACGAAATATATGAGGAGGATAACTAATGAATGTAATTGCGATTAAAGGAAGATTGACGAGAGACCCAGAGCTCTCGTCGTTCAAGAATAGTAACGGAGATAACAGAGCAGTTTGTCGATTCTCTGTAGCAGTAAATCGAGATTATGGAGATGATGCGGACTTCTTTAACTGCTCAATCTTCGGAAAAAGAGCCGAGGTAATCGATAAGTACTTTTCTAAAGGCTCTGAAATCGTATGCCAAGGAAGAATGGAACAGAACAAGTATAAGGATAAAGACGGTAATGACCGCACAAATTGGAATTTGATTGTAAGTAGCTTCGACTTCTGCGGAAAAAAATCGGACAACAACAGCAGTGAACCGAAGGCGGACGGATTTGAGCAGATAGAGGAAGACGTTCCATTTTAAAAGAGAAGTAGGAGCAAGACATGAGAGAGATAAAATTCAGAGCGTGGGATAGGAAGTTTAAAAAGTGGACGAGTTATTCGATAGATGATGGACTGGTTATGTTCTACGACGATCACGAGGAATGTTGGGAGATTGGCCAAGGAGGCGAGCGATTTATTTTATGCCAATATATAGGACTAAAGGATAAGAATGGTAGGGGAATATGTGAAGGAGATATTGTAAATTACCGAAGTTGGGGAAACGAATATAATCTTGAAGTTGTATGGATAGAGGAAAAAGCAAGGTTTGGTCTCAAGACAAAAGCGGGACACATAAATATGAAACTTTGGAAATACGACTGGTATGAAATTATTGGCAACATTTACGAGAACCCAGAGTTATTAGAGGAGGTAGTCAATGTACCTATTAATCGACAGCAGAGAAAAGCCCAAGGCAATTAACGGCATACTGCATCACTTCGCGAAGAATAACGTTAAGTACGACGTAACAAAGCTCTACTTCGGCGATTATATGGACTACGCAAGACCGAATCGAGTTGTAGATAGAAAGCAGAATATAGCGGAACTTGCCATGAACTGCACACGTGATCACAAGAGGTTCAAGCGAGAACTAGAGCGAGTTAAGGCGACGGGTAGCGAGTTGATACTGCTCGTTGAGCAGAACAGTTTCAAAGATAGAGAGCAGACAATTAGTGTAGAAACGATTGAAGACTTAATGCTCTGGACTGCTCCTAAAGGGGTAGTAAGAGGGGAACAAGTGTATAGGGTTCTCATGTCATGGTGTCATAAGTACCCACTTCGCGTAGAGTTTTGCCACAAGAGGGAAACAGGGCAGAGGATTTTAGAACTATTGGAGGAACAAGATGAGTAAGGCAAGATTAGCGGACCTTATAAAAAACCGAATAGACTTGCAGTCCGTTATGGAGCATTACGGGACGCAGTTCGACCGCATGGGTAAGGCGCTCTGCCCGTTCCATTCCGATAAACACCCATCGCTCACAATAAAAAACGAGCGCTATAAGTGTTGGGCATGCGGTGCTAGTGGCGATATGTTCGATTTCGTTCAGAATCTATACGGAGACAGCTTTCAAGAGGCTATAGAGCGAATTAATAAGGACTTTGGACTAGGTATTAATACTAATCTTAAATCACCGAAGAACAACAAAGCCATAACCACCGCACAGCGTCAAAAAATAGCCCGAGAGGAACTAAAACAGGCTCGTAGGGCGAAAGTATTAGAACTAACCGAAAAGCACCGCATTGCCTTTAAAAACGGCGATTATGAAGAGGCTAGCAGATTAGAGGAAATCCTAGACGATATAGTCGCATATGAGGATGAACTAGCTCGGAGCAGAGGACAGCACAAGGAGGCACGCAATGAATAACAACGAAATAACGACGACCTTCTCGCTGTCAGACTTTGCGGACGGAACCGTATTTGACGAGCTTGGACTACGCGATAGGACCGTTAGCGAGAGGGAAGTACTCCTCGTACAACTCAAGAGAGAGGCAAAAGAGTTAGGACTCGGAGCGAAAGCCTTTAACGCAATCGTATCGGACTACTTACGAGGTGAGGCGGTATCGAGTGTAGGCTCAATTGCTGGATTTAACATGCCAACTAGGTGGGTGCTCACTAGCACAGGTGAGATCCAGAAGACCACTATGGAGCTTGCATGCAGTCACCCTATATACATATCCAAGAGATTTATTGACTGCCTTACAGGGGAAATAAAGCTCGAAATAACTTACTCGAGAGACTCGGAACTAGAGCGACTACAATCGTTTATCGTTCCGAAATCAAGGATAACCTCATCGCAGAGCATTGTTGCCCTTGCGAATAAAGGTGTATCAGTATCGAGTACCAACGCAGCACTGTTAGTCAATTATCTACAGGACTTTGAGGATACCAATTACGACCAGATTGTAGAAATCAAGAGCATTAATCGGTTCGGTTGGATTGGCAAAGACTTCTCACCGTATGTAGACGGCATTGAGTTCGACGCGGATGATAATTACCCAGAGTTAGAGCAGTGCGTAACGAGACCGAACGGAACTATTGAGGATTGGAAAGAGGTCATTAAGTCTGTTAGAAAGTCTAACAAAATTGCACCTAAGGTCGCTCTAGCTGCCTCGTTCGCATCGGTTCTAATTGAGCCACTGGACGCACTTCCATTCTTCGTACACTTCTGGGGCGCATCTGGAGGCGGTAAGACTGTATCGCTAATGTTGGCCGCATCGGTATGGGGAAAGCCCGACGTCGGATCATACATCAAAACATTCAACTCGACTAAGGTTGCACAAGAAATACTTGCATCTACCCTATATAGCATGCCCGTTATATGTGATGAGTTGCAAATTAAAGCGGGAGCAAGTGACAACTTCGATAGTTTGATTTACGAACTCTGCGAAGGTTCGGGCAAAAGCCGTTCCAACAAGCAACTCGGAATTCAAGCCTCTAGGAACTGGCGAAACTGCTTTATTTCAAGCGGAGAGCAACCAATTACAGGCGAACTGAGTGGAGGCGGAGCAAAGAACCGTGTATTTGAAATCGAGTGCCAGGACGACCTCTTCAGCGATCCAATGAAAATAGTTGAGGCAGTCAAGTTGAATTACGGCCATGCAGGGCGAGAGTTTGTAGAGGCACTAGATACAAAGACACGGAAGAAAATTAAGTCAGCTCAGCAATCGGTCTTTGCCGAGTACAGCGAAAAGGGATTTACTGACAAGCAAGCCCTTGCAGCATCGATTGTAGTTGTGGCAGAGGCATTCTACAGCACAATAATTCTTAACGAACCGCCGAGCTTTACAGCAGAAGACCTCGAGCCTTACATCGCAACGCATGACGACGTGTCGCAAGACTTGAGGGCGGTTGAGTGGTTAAATGATTGGATTGCCGAGAACTGGAACAAATTCGATGAGAACGTACCAGACGTATACGGAGTAGCAGATTCAGCAGACACAATAGACATTATCGCTTCGAAATTAAGAGTAGATTGCCAGAAAGTAGGCATTAATTATAAAAGGCTTGTGTCGTATTTGGATAAAAGAAATGCACTAGTTACGAATCCTGGACGAAAAGACAAAGTTGTGAGAATCGGAGCAAGTAGACCAAGGTGCATATCAGTCAAAAAGGATTTTATATGGGCTAGAGAGAAAGAATTGTCACCAATGTCACCAAGTGTCACCAAAAATATTTAACAAAAATGGTGACAACAAAAACGTTGATATTTCAATGGTTATAAGTATTAAAAATATACTTGTCACCAATGTCACCAAAAATATTTACACATATATAGGAAAAACAAAAAAGTTTAAAAAAATATATCTCTTATATATGTAAGCAAAAAAAGTTGGTGACAACGGTATTTCTGGTACATGTCTTGAAATAACTGCGTTACACGGAAAAATAACTTGGTGACATGATGGTACAAATTGGTGACAAACTATCTATATTAACAAAATAAACAATACATTTTGTAATGAATAACAAAAATAGTGAAATTACATAAGGAGGAGTCATGCTAATTAAACTAATAGCCTTAATGCTGCTGGGAGTAATTGCTCTGGTGCAGCACTATAGGGGCAACATAATAGCGGCTAATTGGCTGTACCTAGTGTTCGATATCGGGGCGATATACCTGATCATCATCCCACTACTGGATTTATTCATAGGGCACAGGCAAGGGATGTACATAGCAGCAACAATACTACTGGCGATAGTAATTATTACGGATATGGAGGTGCGACATGATTAGCGAAGATTTAAAATACATAGCTGACCACTACGGGCTAAAACACCAGTTAGAGAAGTGCAAAGAGGAACTAAACGAGCTGATAGAGGCGCTGGGCAGTAACTGTGATATACACCTAGCAGAAGAGATAGCTGACGTTGAGATTATGATTTTGCAGATTAAGTACTTGCGGAACATACCTGATGAACAAGTCGATGTAATTATGCAATATAAGATCCAGAGGCAGCTGAGGCGAATCGAGAACGGGGACGGTGCCCAGCGTGTGGAATCCGAACAGGACGTAATCAAGAGTCCTAGCCACTACATGCTAGACGGACTGAATGTAGAGGCTATCGACGTAATTAAGGCGGTACTTGGTGAAGATGGTTTCAAAGCGCATTGTAGAGGCTGCGCACTTAAGTATTTGCTTAGAGCGGACAAAAAGAATCGCACAGAAGACCTTAAGAAGGCTAGGGTGTATCTGAACTGGGAGATTGAATATGGCTGTGATAACTAAAGAGGAGTTATTGCGTATTCCTAGATTACGCAAGCACATCAAACGCAAGATACAACGTATTGAGCTGTACGAGGTTAGAGCAACTGGTGGAGCAATTGAGTACAAGGAACGAGTACAATCAAGTGTGAACGACTCAGCTAGCGATTGCTTGAGCATGGCGGTTGACCTAAGGGCGGAAGTCGGGCGAGATATAGAGGAGCTGCATGTGCTAGTCGGCAAGGCTGCAAAACTAGCTGATTCGTTAAGTGATCCGCTGGAGAGGGATATCGTGTATGCAAGGTATGTAAATGGCAAAGAATGGAATGAGTGTATAGACACATTACATTGGGCGAGGTCGTGGGTTTTTAAGAAGCATAGAGATATTTTGCGGTCTCTCTAAAAAAGAGACTTAAGAGGACTTGAAAAGACCCACTTCTCTGATTTATGATATACTCAAGCAAAGCTGGAGAGGGGGAGAATAGACCCCGAGGCACTGCTTGAACAAATCCATTTATAAAGTCAAACTTAATAAGGTGTTGCCCGGTACCAGTTGGTATCGGGTTTTCTTTTGTGATACAAACAGAGGTGACATTATGTTAATTCTTATGATTTTGGTTTATGTGCTGAATGAAAATCATGTTATAGATTTAAGTTCACCTAAACTTATAATAACTGAAATTGTGCTAATGGCATTGTTTACTGTAGAGCTAAAGGTGGCACATCATTTTATTATAAAAAGTACGAGGTTTAAGAAACGTTAGATCTTGCAAAGAGTCCTTCGGGGCTCTTTTTTAATACTTACAAAACAAACAAAGGGAAGAGGTGAGGCTGAATGCCAAAGGCGAGGAATCCTAAAGCAGATGAAGCCGAGGCTCTATACAATAAAGGCTTTAAGCTGATAGAGATATCTAAACAGATGGAATTACCAGAAGGCACTGTAAGGCGGTGGAAGAGTGTTTATAACTGGGATGCCGAACGTTCGAATAAAAAGAAAGCGAACGTTCGTAAAAGCAAAGGCGCACCTCGGGGCAATCAAAATGCAAAAGGTGCGGGTGCTCCTAAAAAGAATACCAACGCCGAGAAGTACGGATTCTTTTCAAAGTACCTCCCAGAGGAAACACTTGATATCGTACAGGCTGTTGAACGGGCTAATCCACTTGACCTATTGTGGCATCAGATACAGATTGCTTATGCGGCCATTATCAGAGCGCAGAGGATTGCGTATGTAAAAGATAAGGACGACAAGACAGTTGAACGAGTCGAGGAGAGAGACGGCACTGTTTACGGTGAAAAATGGGAAGTGCAGCAGGCGTGGGACAAACAGAATAACTTTCTCAAGGCACAAGCAAGGGCGCAGGGCGAGTTACGAAGCTTAATCAAGCAGTACGATGAGATGCTACACCGTGATTGGGATATGGCAACAGAAGAGCAGAAGTCACGCATAGAGCTCATTAAGGCTCAGACTGCTAAAGCAAAGGGAGACGACGGCGCAGATACTTACCAAGACGATGGATTTATCGAGGCTCTCAAAGGCGAGGTTACAGACGTATGGGAAGACTAGCGCAAGTATTTAGGTTTCAACCGTTTAGCAGGAAGCAAAAGCAGGTGCTTACCTGGTGGCTCCCAGAGTCACCGGTGCAGGATAAGAACGGCATTATTGCGGATGGAGCTATTCGTTCGGGCAAGACCGTATCAATGGCATTGTCGTACGTTATTTGGTCAATGTCGACATTCGATGGCGAGAACTTCGGTATGGCTGGTAAGACTATCGGGGCTTTTAGGCGAAATGTTTTAAAGCCTCTTAAGCTGATGCTCTTTGCTAGGGGCTATAGGTTCAAGGACCACAGAGCTGATAACTTGCTTGAAGTAAGTCGTAACGGTGTAACGAATTATTATTACATCTTCGGTGGCAAGGACGAACGTTCGCAAGACCTTGTACAGGGTATCACTCTGGCGGGGTTCTTCTTTGACGAAGTCGCACTTATGCCGGAGAGCTTCGTTAACCAGGCAACGGCTAGATGCTCGGTGGAGGGGTCTAAGTGGTGGTTCAATTGCAACCCGGATAGACCTCGTCATTGGTTCAAGCTTAATTGGATTGACAAGGCAGACGACAAAGACCTTATATACATACACTTCACTATGGACGACAATCTGTCGTTATCGGAGGCAATAAAGGAGCGATACAGGCGCCAATTCGTTGGTGTCTTTTTTAAGCGCTTTATTAAGGGGTTATGGGTCGGAGCTGAAGGACTCGTACATCCGCAATTTGCAGACGATGCAGACAAGTATGCAATTAGTTACGACGAGCTTATGAAGAGCCAACACAAGCTAGTTCAGATATTTATCGGCATAGATATCGGCGGAACTAAGTCACATACACCATTCGTCGCTACTGGGATAACGAAAGGTTTTGAAAAACAGGTACGGCTATATTACAAGCGCATCGTACACAGTAAAGGCACAGTTGATCCAGAGAAGATATATAACACCTTTGGAGAGTTTGTAAACGAGGTCAGAACTCTTTATCCAGGAGTGCCAATAACAGCTGCATTCGTTGACAATGCGGAGCAACTTATACTGAATGGATTGGCACTATACAGTACGACTAACCGCATTGGTGTCAATGTGAAAGGCTGTCGCAAGACAGAGTTTAGTGACAGAGTACTAGCATATAACGCTGTCATAAACACAGGACGTTTCATGTGGGTAAAGGACTTCTGCGAACCAATTGCAGATTCGATTAGTGAAATGGTGTACGACAGCAAAAGCAAAGATGAGAAGTTGCTTGATGACTTCTCAACGGACGTAGATACATACGATGCTGACTTCTATTCATGGAGTTACTTCATAAATTATTTTCATCCTATAGGAGGGCGTAAGTGAGAACGCATATTATTGAGTTCCTCAACAAAAGAGGATACAGGACTAATAAAAAAGCTCTAGAGCTGATAGACATCTGCGACAGTTGGTATAGAACAGAGCCGATAGAGGGGTTCCATGACCGCTGTACTGTTAACGGCGAGAAGTACGAAGTGGCTCGAACTGGTTTTGCGAAAAGGGTGTGCGAGGACGACGCGAATCTGTGCGAAGTTGTAGATTTGACCATCGAGGACAGAGCGAGTAGCGATTACGTCAATGAGGTTTTTGCTAGAGAAAACTTTCAGAAGAACATCAGAAGACAGCTAGAGCTAATCGCAGCAGAGGGGACTGTTGCTGCATATGTTCGAGTTGTTGGTGCTGATGTGCTAGACACACAAGAGTTACAAGGCGGAGAGGTCGAGATTGTATATGTACCTCCTAAGGGAATATTCCCGTTAAATGTTGAGAAGGGAATTATTACCGAATGTGCCTTTGCATCGGAGGACACGCTTAACGGCAAGACCCAAACGACTATCGTACTTTTCGAACTTGTTAATAACGAATATAGGGCAACGACTGTGGTGCTTGACCACAACGGTAAAGAGTTAGTTGATAAGCACATCGAAGTTTTGCTAGGCGAAATTAAGCCGTTTGCGGTGATGACAACTGCGGCCGTTAATAATCTCACCGATATGCAAGGATACGGACTGCCAAAACTGTACGGCGCTATATCGGAGCTGAAAGCCGTTGACCTAGTTTTTAATGTACTCTTTGGCGACCTAGATAAGTCTGACAAGATGATTCTGTACAACGAAGCTCTTTGTAAGTTCGACGAAACTGGAAAGCCAATAACTCCAAACAAGCAACACAAAAAGCTGTTCGTGTCTATGGGGCAAGCTCTTCCGGAGGAAGGTTCACTGATACAGGAAATTAATCCGGAGATTAGAGTAGACGAGATCACTCGCTCCTTCGAGCTTGTGTTATCTCTGCTATCTCTTAAATTTGGATATGGATCACGTAAGTATAGTTTTGAGAATGGTCAAATTAAGACCGCAACGGAATACATCGGAACTAAACAAGACTCTATGCAAGAGCTTAACAAACAGAGACAGAATTTAACTGACTACATAGAAGGGATAATCAAGGCTCTGCTATGGTTTTCGAACGCATTTAATAAAACTAGTTATGCACTCGATTCCGAAATAACAATCGGATATGATGACAGCTTTATCATCGACAGGCAGAGCGAACTCGAGGCAATGCGTCAAGATGCGCAAACGTTCGGACTTCCGAAACTAGTTATCAATTACCTTATGGAGAAGTACAACTTATCCGAAGAGGATGCGACAAAGTGGTACAACGAAGGCGGAGCAGAGGCGGACCCAATTGAACCTATAGGGGAGTAATTCGATATGCTATCGGATAGACAGAAAGAGCAACTATCTGCAGAAATGATACCGCTGTTCCAGGAGCTAGAGCAGGACATAATACAAGACATTGCTCGTAGAGTTCGGAAAGAAAAGCGCTGGACAGAGACTGCAGAACTACAGGCAAAGGCTCTCGAGGCTTTGGGATATAAGCCGATGGAGATTCGGAACAAGGTAATGCGTGAGCTCAAGGCTGACAAAGAGTACCAAGCTATGATTGCAAAGAACACACTCGAGCACAAGAGAGCCGTTAGGGACCGCATAAAACAGCTTGTAGTGGATGCAAAGGAGCGCGGTGATGATATTGTAAGCCGAGCTGGTACAATGGCGTTTAACGACGATTTAGCCTTCTGGAAGTCAAAGGGAAGGCATCTCCGACACAGCTCTGAACTGGCGGAGATAAATACCACAGCATCACACCGACTTGCTCATGAACTAAAGAACCTCACACACTCCACCGGCTTTAAATTCGTTGGGGCGCCCGTAAGAATAGATAATGCGTTTAGTCATGCGATGGACAGCATGATAATGAACGTAGCCTCGGGCGGTTTCTCGAGCGGACAAGCGGTCGAAAAAGTCGTGTCAGATCTCGAGAAAAGCGGAATCAGACACGTTGACTTCGGCTCTGGTATCTCTAGAGGTATTGATGTAGCTGCTGCACTAGCGGTTAGGACTACACTCGGTCAAATGGCTGCGCAAATATCAATGGACAACGCGACACAGCTTGGAACCGACCTTGTGGAGGTTTCGTCACATGTAGGAGCCCGTGAAGGTGATGGACACGCTGACCACGCATACTGGCAAGGAAGAGTTTACAGCATAAGCGGTAGACAACATCCGGAAGAGGAGAAGAGACTGGGCTACAAGATATATAAGCTGTCTGACGTTACAGGGTATCCGGACGATCCATTAGGCTTGTGTGGGTACAACTGCAGACATACTTTTTATCCGTTCTTGGAGGGCGTATCTGAGCCTAACCCGATTGAAAAAGACCCTGACCCCGTAACGGTTGACGGACGAACCTACACATATTACCAGGCAACGCAGGTACAGAGGAGACTCGAGAGAGAACTGCGAGAGCTCAAGAGGCAGTACATAGGTGGAGACGAGACAAGGCTGGCGGCAATTAAGGCAAAAGAGCAGCGATACGCAAGGTTCTGCAGTAAGGCGGGGCTTAAGCAGAATCTTGAAAGGCTTTACGTTAAAGGGTATAAGCGAGATTTTGAGTATATAAAGTATGGCGGCAGTGAGCAGATAGGTAAAACTCTAAGTCCTTTTCAAAAAGCAGAAAAGAAAGTTTTAGAACACGGCAAGAAGTACGGAACGGAAGCTTTAATATGGCTGGATAAAAACGGAAACGAAGTTTTACCATTTAAAACGGGTGATTCTAACAGCGTGGGTATTTCAATTGAGGATTTTTTATATTTGAATTCTCTTGAAAAAAACAGTATAGTATCACTACACAATCATCCAAGTGGCTCATCGTTTTCTATAAACGACATGAGTATAATGTGCAACATAAGAAGTGTTGAAACTATGTGGGTTATAGGGCACGATGGTACAAGGTACTCGCTATCTGTAGGGACAGGGCTAAGACCTAGCCTTGAAACTATTGAGCAAACTTACCGCGATATTCATGGTTATACGCTACCAAAATACAAAAAAATGTTTGCCGAAACCGGCGACCAAAAAGCAACGTGGAAGGAACATAGTAACGAGATTGTTAGGCGTGTTGCAGGAAGGTTTGGTTGGAATTATGAAAGAATTGAAAAATAAAAATGCCGTGCATCTCCCGGACGAATGGGCACACGACTACACTAAATCCGACAAGGAAAATGAAAAAACGCTAGATAGTTACAGCAAAGCTTCTAGGCGAGCCTGGGAAGATCTAAAACAAGATGAACACAAAAACTAAATAAGTTAATTAGCATCGCAATGAAGCGGTGCTTTTTTTTGCCCTTGGACTGCGGCGTTAAAGGCGAGGTCTGACACAAGTTGGTCTGAACATAAGGGCTTGTTTGGACGTTAAAAGAAAGGATAAATCACAATGGCATTAACAAGAGACTCAATCAAACAGCTAGGCATTACGGACGAAGAGCTAATTACTAAGCTACTAAACGCACACCATGCGGAGGTTAATCCGTTAAGAGAAAAGGCGGAGCAGTATGACAAGGTAAAGGCTGACTTCGACGAACAGAGCAAGTCTATTGCTGACCTAAAGGCATCTGCTGGCGACAAGGAGTCGCTACAGAAACAGATTGCCGAGCTAACAAGTGCAGCACAAGAGAAGGATGCTGCGCACCAGAAGGCAATCGAGGAAATGCAGAGCAAACTAGAGGGCGCAGAGTTTGACAAGCTCCTAGATGATGCAATTACTAAGGCTGGCGGAAGAAGGAAGGCAAGTATCAGAGCAGAGTTAAAACTTGATGAGTTAAAGGCGAGCAAGGATAGGTCTAATGACATCGATGCAGCAATTAAGGCGCTAAAGGAATCGGAAGATACATCCTTCTTGTTCGGATCAGACGCAAAGCCGTCTGGTGCAAGAATAGACTCGTCGGGCAGAACTGATACAGGCACAGATGGAAATGACGCAGCTATGGCAACTGCAAGGGCTGTTATGGGACTCAAACCAACAGGAAAGGAAAACTAAACAATGGCAAATCAGATTTCAAAATTTAAAATGTACGTTGACCTACTAGACGAGGTGTACAAGACATCCTCTGTTACTGCAGTACTCGACGGTGCTCCAGAACTAGCACAGCAGGGTGCAAATGCAGACGAGCTTGTTATTCCAAAGATTGACATGGATGGACTCGCAGATTACGACCGTTCTGCAGGATACACTATGGGAAGTGTAGAGCTCACAAACGAGACAGTTAAGTGCAACTTCGATAGAGGTCGTAAGTTCCTTGTAGACGCAGAAGACGACGCATCAACCGCAGGAGTTGCATTCGGAAGACTATCATCTGAGTTTGAGAGAACTAAGGTAATCCCAGAGCTAGACGCATTCAGATTCGCAAACTACTGCAAGAAGGCTGGTGCCAACATCGCAACTAGCGCTATTACAGACGGCGCTTCCGCTATCAAGGCAATTGCTAAGGCGTACGACACAATGACGGACAACGAGGTTCCAGAGGATGGAAGAATCCTATTCGTGTCGCCAACAGTATACGGAATGATTAGAGACCTAGACACAACTAAGTCGAAAGAGATTCTACAGCAGTTCGCTGTCGTTCAGAAGGTTCCAGCTAGCAGATTCTTCACTGCTATCGAGGTAAACGACGGAAAGACAAGCGGACAGGAGAAGGGCGGATACAAGAAGGCTACTACAGGCAAGTCGCTTGACTTCCTAATCGTTGAGCCTTCTGCAGTTATCCAGTACCAGAAGAGAAACGTTAACAAGGCAATCGCTCCAGAGGATAACAAGGATGCTGACGGTTGGCAGTTCAACTTCCGCGAGGTTGGTATCGCAGACGTTTACGTTAACAAGGCTAACGGCATCGCTGGAGCTTGCAAGTAGCATAGGAGGTAAATCATGAGCAGAGTTATAGGACTTGAGTTCGACGAGGCAACTGACGAAGTTATCGTAGAGGAAGAGCCAAAGGAAGGCGGAAAGAAGTAGTTAAATGCTATCAATGATGACTGAGGAATACCAGGCGTATTATAACGATGAAGGTGTGGATATTGTTAGCCTCTATAACAGGGCGAAAGTGATACTGAACGGTATTACTAGTGGCCGAATTGAAGAGGTGAACGAGGATCATCCGGAAGATTTTCGTTATGATAGAGTCAAGGGGGTAATCGCTCTAGTTATACATGAACTACATTCGAGGGCAAGTGTATCGGGAGTATCTATCGTATCTAATGAT